CATCAATACCTCCTAAAGCGAGACGTATTTCACTTCTTAGCTGTTCTGCATAACGAGCTTGGTCAGTTCCTACGGCGTTAGGAGTAATAAAACCTACTCTGTCTGTTGGCTCCAAGTTTGCAATGACTCTAGGTACTCGGTAACCACTACCTGGCTTACCTATGTACCCTGGTTGCTGACGAGTGGAAGGATCCTGTTTAAATGTAGAACTTGAAAGATCAAAATTAGATTGAAATCCAGATTGACTAGAAATACTAGGCCTTTGAGCAGTATCATCAGAATTTTGTTCAACAATATCTTGCTTAGGGCGAGACGAAAGTAAAGTTGGATTACCAAAGAAGGAAAGGTTTGCACGAATATTCTTTACCATCTCATCATGAGCAATTATTTGACTTGATAACCACTCAAATTCACCAGCTCCGTCTGTACCAAATGCATCTGGATTATTGAAAACCTCAACGCATGGAATAAATTCCATACTGTTTTCATGCGTTTGCTTATCAAACGTCGCATAATCCATATTTTCATTATCAAAAGTGATCTTTTGTTCACTATGAAATTCTTCAATCTCTTCTGGAGTAATACGTAGACGCATATAACGCTTATCTGTATTTAAACCTGTACCCTTAAATCCCTTAGAAGCTTTAACTTTATAAGGATAAATAATGATTACTTCTTCTAAATCACCTTCTGGAGAATAGTAAGTACGATAAGAATCTTTATCAAACCAATAAAGACGATAAGTTTTCTGTGTTGGACGAATATAGAAAAGACCTTTTCCATAAGCTAAAAATCTATCCCATATTGCATCAAGTCGAGCATCTAATTTATTAAACTTTATAACCTGTTGAACAAAGTCAAATCTTTGTGTTCCGAAATTATCTTGATCAGGATAAAACTCAACCCCTTGTCTTATCCCAAACATCTTCATTTGAGATAGATGAGCATTGACCAGCATTGTATCCGCCGATCCACTACCATCTCGATTTACTACCGACTTAATAATAGTATCGAGTTCTGATTTAACAGCAGTATCACTCATGAGCTTGGAAAAATTTTCTATTGATCAATGGTGTAACCAGCATGTAAACGTTTTAGAGTAATCACGTCATCTTCAACTTCAACATCAAATCTTTCACTAGGCTGAAGCGCCATATCGTGACAAAGTTCATCAGGGAGTGGGATAACAACAGAACCATAAGCGTCCTGTTCGATTTCTAAGTTGTAATAGCTGTTTGACATTGGGGTGTGTCTTTCCAGTTTAAATCGTCAATACTCTAACTCTAGTTTTCCTTTAGTCATTAGCCCATTACATAGCCATACCAATGCGTCAACACAATCATCATGAGAACTTACTCCAAAATTAACTATCTCATCCTTTAACGCAGTGAATTTTCTATACTTGTTAAAGATAATTCTTCTCTGTTCAAATAAACCCATAATTCCCCTAAACCTAGCAACTTTGTCCCCGCGAAATCCTTTGACTGCATGCCAAATCATATTATAAAGACCATGTTCACCTAAACAAATGCGTTTAAAATCAGCTTCGAGAGAAGCCTGATATGCAACCGCTTCTGACCATATATGAACAGCATTCCCAGTGGCAAAATAGTTCTTTCCTTCTCCATGAATAACGCCCCACTCCTCCATCATTTCCATAAGGCTCTCTAATTTTTCTAAATTACCCATAATTCGCAATCTTTTACAATCAATAATATGAATCTTGTTACCAATACGACCTCCCATTACAAAAACAGTGAAGTCATTTTGCTCTCTGATACCGGCGGATAAATCAACGCCTACCCCCATTGCATCAAACTGAGTAGCAATAGTTCCCTTAACAATCAAATCAGGTGAAAGAGACAATTCACTAGTTTGAACAATCTGATTCTGATACTGAAAACTGTAAGCAACTGGAGCTTGTCTCCTACGATCCCGAAGGTAGTCCAAGGACCACATATCCGGCCAATAAGAGATCTCATCTCCATTTTTATCCACTGTAATAGCAGACTGAATAATCTGCACCCAATCATTCGCAGGAGTGAAAGTGCTGTTATGAATGTCATCATGCCGAAAACGAGTTCCGAGACATACTGCTCTACCGCCTTCAAACATCGTTGGAACAATGACTGCATTCCAGTTGTCCTCCATAGCTTGGCGAATGTCCCTATTTTTTATATCATCTGCACTTTTAATCGCGTCATCAATAATACATAGATGTGAACGTTTTGAAGTAACTGCACCTTTTAAACCAGCACAACAAACACTAAATTCTTCTTCACCAGTTGATCTAATACCTGCAAATTTCCAATCAATACTCCAGTATTCATTTGAATTAATTCCTTTAGCAATTTTTACTGTAGGGAAAATTTCTTTATAGATTTTATTCTCTTCAATAATTCTTTTAATAGCAGCGCTCTTTGGCCTAGCCACATCAACAGTGTATGAAATATACAAAATCTTTAATGGCATTCTCCTTAAAGCATGTACACCAATAGACCACGCAGTGAATAAACCAAGGACAGTGGATTTAGCAGAACCACGTGGAGCAAGAATATCAATATTTGGACCGGCGATACCAATTAAACATCCACTACTTTCCCCTGTGCATAAATATTTGTGCCACTGTCTGTGGTGTTCAGCTGGAGGTTTATTACCTACTACATCACAGAAATATGCGAAATCTTCACGAGCTCTATCAACATCAACAGCTGATGTTTTTTTAACTACTTGCTGTTTAGCAGCAGCTCTTGCAGTGCGTCTGTAGACGCTATAAATGCTGGTACCTGCCATTGGCGTAGCATAGCGTAGTTATTTCTAAGATTCTTCTTGTAAGATCTTTGTCCATACTCCCATTGATGCCTCTGTTAAAGGACCTTCAATAGGATCATCTCTAAATATAGACAACATCTCCCTTAAAGCTCTGTCTGCACCAGCGAGAATTAAACCTTGTTTATCAAGTAATACCTTCTCATCACTAAGTTGTTTAATTGTTCCTCTTAGTTCTTTCTGAAGCATTGCAATCCTGGCAGTACCCATATCTTGTTTCACCATACCCATTTGGATACCATCTCTTAAGTTAGAAATATCTTGCTGCATTGAGTCGATTTCGACTTCCAATACCTCATTAAAGTTACGCCTTTTGAACTTTCTTTGAGCCCATTTATCGCATTGAACGATAGTACCTGTAAACCCAAGAAATCGGGAATACAAATACATTTGAATTGGACTCTTAGTCTGTTTACAAAAGGCTAGAAAGGCTTCCCGATCTTTTGCGGTTAAACCCTTTAGCCACTCGGTCATACTCTGGAGCCAGATCGTGCCTGACGATAATCTCTATCCTCTTTATAGCGACGGAAGGACTCTCTTTGCAAGTCTGTACGACGAGTTTCTGACCCACGTGTTCTTTCAAGTGCTCTAGCTTCCTGTCCACCAACTCTTGCTAATCCTCTCTCACCTGTATATTTCTCAGCTTGAGTCTGACGTTGTTCTCTGCCGCCAGCTCCTACAAGAGATCTTTCACCGGCGTATCTCTCAGCTTGCGTTTGACGACCTTCCTGAGCAGTACGAGTAATAGAAGCTCTTTCCCCTCCAAACCTCTCAGCTTGTGTCTGTCTCTGTTGCCTTCCACCTTCTCCAACTAAACTTCTTTCGCCAGCGTAACGTTCGGCTTGAGTTTGTCGTCCTTCTTGAGCAGTTCTAGAAGCTAATGCTCTTGCTTCGGTTCCACGAGTTTGTTCTAATGCTCTTTCTCCTACGTATCTCTCGGCCTGTGTCTGTCTCTGTTCTACACCACTAGTCTGTAAACCTTCTCGCTGAGTTCTTCGTTCCTGAGCACCTTTCTCTGCTTCAGTTAAACGAGTTTGCTTACCAACAGTTTGAGCAGTTTCTCGTGTCTCAGCTCCTTCAGTCTCTAACGCTTTTCTTCTTTCTAAACCAATAACTCCTTCTTTTAGACGATCCTGCTGACCAATTGTGCCATACTCTGCTCGTCTAAGGTTTGACTGCGTCTGAGCCATTCCCTTTTCTTCAGTCGTAAAATATGTCTTCAACTTCTTGTCTTCGTCAGCGGCCAACTTCATGTTGATCCGCGTCTGAGCAGCGGCAGCCTCATCTAGGACTAACTGATTAGTCGTTTCTTGGTCAACGGTATAAGTAATACCACCAATTGTATATCTTTTATCCGCCTTTTTAGCTGCGGCTTCCGCCGCCTTTAAACCACCTGGATCTTCTGCCATCGTCTACAACTAGTTAATAGTATCTAGATTCTACCAACGGTTAAGCTATAAACTTAATGGCCTATTAAGCCATTCTTTGTACACCCCAGTTGCCAACATGGGCGGAAGAGTGTGCCCCACTACCTACTCTAGATTCAATTCCTTTTATCTTATTTGCAGCTGCATTACTCAGTGCTGCAACACCTAAACGTCTCAAATAATTAGCTTGAGCACCTTCAGTCATTTGAGCTTGCCTTTTCGATGCTATTTTCTGTTGTCCTAAAGGCGTATTCTGCAGTTGAATGCTAGTAAGAACATCTTGAGCATCAGAATCTCTACGAGCTTGTAACGATCTAGCATATAAATCATCCAAAACCTGATTATTAAATGCACGACTCATAACATGACCAGCTGTACCAATAGCCGCTTGCTGTCCATAATATCCAGGCATCCCCATAGGACCTCCAGGAAGAGCTCCTTGATTAGGCAGATTCGGCTGAAATGTCGGCATCTGAGGGGTTGGTAAATTTGGATTAGTAATTGTCTGTGGAACACTACCTAACGTAGGTCTACCTCCATATCCAGATTTACTGTGGGCTGTTCCTCCTCTACCCCAACCATACCCTCGTTTATCAAAATCAGTCTCAATACCAACTGCTCCAGCAATTGCATCCCCAAGTCCCTGGAGACCTCCTATAATTCCAATACCTCTATCCTTACCTACAACCTTTCCACCTTCGATCATCTGATCATCACCTAACCCATATGGATTTTTCTTGAATTCAGGATTAGGAACTGACGTTGGTTGAGGTTGATAATAACCACCTGTGGGGTAGCCGTATTGAACTGGCTGTGAATAAACAGGAACAGTGCCTAAATTGACATTCCTATCTGTATAGCCATTACCAAAAGTCGTGCCTGATCCCAGGTTTATATATGTTGGTTGCGGTTGAAAAGCCTGTAAAGTCACAACGTTCTCCTAATTAGAACAGTTTTGTACTTGAATTCAGTAGTGTTCCCATCTGTCTTCCACTCTCTTCAGCGATATTCGATGTTGTTGCATGTCCTCTATTTGCTATCTCATAAGCCAAATCCATATTTCTCTTCAACTGTTGAGCTTTAATCTCACGTTCCATATCAGCTTTTCTAACCATCTCTCTCCGTGGGAACGCGGCTTCAAACCGGAGGTTTTCATTCGAGATATTACGCATAGTATCTAGATGGCTACCATAACGTGCACCTGCCCAAGGACCCGTGGGGTCTATCCGGGAATAAATATTGCCATCTGGTCCAACCATCATCTGATCATGTCTACCACCAAGAGTAGGAACTGGACCACCGCCTCCGCCTATATAAGCTCCTGTCATATTTGGCTGCATTGACTGCCCCATCATTCCAGCACCTACACCATATCCCAGGCCATATTGTCCATAACCACCCATTTGATTACCTGGATTGCCTTGTGCTTGCATACCACCCAACGCCACACCAGCTGCTGGTAATGCTCCAGCACCTATTGCAGTTGCTAAAGCAGGTGTAACACCAGGGACACGACCGGCTAACCCAGCTATAGGCTTAACAAGTGCCGGTCCAGATAGAGCACCTAAACCAGCGCCCATTGCAGCTCCTCTAAACCTACCGCCGAGACCTTCATC